CACCCCAAGTGCCTGAGCCATAACCACCACCAGATACATAAGTATCCAGGCCTACATTAATTTGAAATGCAGCAGTTACACTTGACCCGCCTTCGGCTGTATCTGTAGATGTAGCCTGAGCATCGCATACGACACGAAACTTAGTAGTAGTGTCAGACCCATCTGGAGCACCTAATGCTGCAATACGATGCTCTTTATTCAGGCTACCAGTACCAATCCCACCTGATGCTGTCGCGCCAGCTATAGTCACATAGTCTCCTACCACTGCCCCATGAGCACCGGATGTAGTAATTGTGATCACAGCAGTCTCGTCTACAGTAGCTATTGGGTCTGTACCCAGGGTTACAGAACTGCGAATCGGAGTAACATCATAATATCCACCACCCAGGTTAACGTATAGCTTTAATGTCGTCCCGAGACCTAGATATTGTCCACCGTCGTCAGTCACCCAGTCATGGAGACTTCTACATACGCCCAAAAAACGAGCAGTTATATACTTAGACCATCCACCGATCTTTTCTATAAAACCCTTACGAAACCGGACCTTATCAGCATCATACCATGTTCCTTCAGCAGAATACCTGGTGCCGTCAGTAACCATACCCGCTTTCGGGGCAATCTTCATCAATGCCATATTATTGACCTACTATAAATAAAGAATTCGTACAACGTATATCGTTAGGGATATTATATGCACGACAATCACTCATAGTTTTTACACATCCTGTTATAGCAAAAAAACTTAATCCTATCAAAAATATCCTTACCATTTAACTTTGTTAGCCCAATAAGCTGCACTCATCTTACCCTTCTTGATATTCTTAGCATGACGAGCTTTAAAGCTTTTTCGTCTAGCCTTACCTTTTTTTGTTTTAGGGTTTTTACCAGCACCACTAACACCTTGCTGGCCAAACCTTATAAGCTTGACCTTGCTTCCTTCCTTTGCCAAAACGGCATGTGACTTTTTAGCTTTGGGTGTACGCTTAGGCTTGTTATATCCTGAAAATCTTTCACCACGATATGTTATAGCCATTAATTATCTCACTGTTTTGTGATTACAAAATGTGGATTTTCTCCATCTAAGTCTCCACCAATAATTACATTTTCAGCTAACCCAGCAGCACTTAATGCAAAATTAAGTTGAGCCTGTGCTTCATTAGTTGCTTGAATCAATTGTTTAAATATACTCGCCTGCTCCATAGTCAAAAGTTTACGTCTTGTATTTGGAGAATCAGGTTTTTGTTGTGTTGTTTGCGACTCGTTCTTTAAGGTTTTCTGCTTGCGTTTCGACTGCTGCGATCCTTTCCCCATGGGTATCCACCTTTTGTCCTATACGTTCTACAGTGCGCTCTATCTGAGCGAGGGACTGTCTAGTCCCATTTAATCCAGCTTTAACTCCGCCATAAGCGGCCCCTGCTGCAGCTGGTATAGCGAGCAGAGATACTAAATTCATCATTTCGCTTTCCATGCTATAGGTCTTCAACTTCCTCTGGTTTTTCACGTTCAAGGATTGGCCTTCCATCGCTATCCGTCCATTCCGTATCATACATATGTTGATCCTGACGTTCAGCTACAACAAGCCATGACACTGTATCAGTGCAATCGCTCTCTTGGCATTCAATAGTCAAAGTGCTTCCAGATACAGAACCCTTAACCATATCCCAGCCTGTCTCGTTTGTAGTAAAACAGGTAGCATCTCTGCATAATAATTCCCAAGTTCCAGCAGTCATTCCAAACTCAGCGTTCATCTCTACTGTAGCTTGTCCATCTACAAGGTCTATCTGCCCACGATAAATCAAGTCGGCTCTTGGTCCCTCAATAAACGAATGATATAAATCATGCGTATCTTTCATTGAAGGCAATGGATGGTCGATCTTAAATGATCCAGAACCTTTTGATAATGCTCCACCAACAGCTACATCTTCTCCACTACACTGGATAGCATAATTGGTATGGATAGTGGCGTTAGAACTGATGTAGTACTTGTTATCTGCTCCCCTAACCCCTGCTTGGAAGTGAAGTACTTGGCCACTACCCCCATCGTTCTCATAGTATTGAATAGCCCCTACACCAGTATTACCTGCCTGCAGTCTTATATATGGATTTCCGCCACTTGAAGCGAAAAGGAAAGAATCAATCCCTTCGGTAGTGAGGGTTACCACATCTCCCGCAGATTCTGATAGGTAGGTGTTGCCTGATGCCGATCCATCTAGCCGTAATTTGTCAGTGGCACCAATAATAATGTCAGCACCAGCCGATACATTACCTGTTAAGGTAGATGTTCCGCTAACATCCAGTGTACCATTTAGGTCTACTGCCGTGGCGTTTAATTCTATCTCGTCAGTAGCATTAATGTCTAATATTGCGTTTGATGGGGCGTTAATATACTGACTAGCATCGTTGAATTGGATAGCCATGGTGCTGTTTAGTAGCAACCCTGTGTCTGCAACATGAGTCAGAGTCACATCCGTATCTGCACCAAAACCTAAAACTGCCGCATCACTGACCAGCGTAAGATCGTCACCAACCGTTGCATCTCCTGACATTGTGACATTTCCCGTAAGTGTCGATGTGCCAGAAACATCTAGCGTTCCGTTAAGATCTACTGCGGTAGCGTTTAATTCGATTTCGTCTGTGGCATTGATGTCTAGAACCGTAGCTGAAGGAGCATTGATATATTGACTAGCATCGTTGAACTGCAAAGCCATAGTGCTATTCAGAAGTAATCCTGTATCTGCTACATGGGTTAGCGTAACATCTGTATCCGCACCAAACCCCAGAACCGCAGCATCACTCACTAAGGTGAGATCATCTCCGACGGTTGCATCTCCTGACATTGTAACATTACCAGTAAGTGTTGATGTACCCGATACGTCCAATGTTCCATTTAAATCAACTGCTGTTGCATTAAGTTCAATTTCGTCTGTAGCATTAATGTCCAGTATCGCATTTGAAGGAGCATTTATATACTGACTGGCATCATTAAATTGAATTGCCATCGTAGAATTGAGAAGCAATCCTGTATCAGCCACATGAGTCAGATTCACATCTGAGTCAGCACCGAAGTTTAAGACAGCCGCATCACTTCCAAGTGTCAGATCATCTCCAACACTAGCGTCACCACTCATAGTGACTGCACCAGCTACAGTAAGTGTGCTACTTAGCTCTAGGTCAGCAAATGCATCTAGTACTGCTGCTCCAGATCCAGCACCATCTGTAAGCACTGCTGCTATCTTACCATTACCTATGGTGATGTTAGCACCAGAGCCTTGACTGATAATAATATTCTGTGAGCCGCTTGTAGCATTCTCAATGAACCAAACCTTATTAACAGTATTAGGTGCAATCGTAATCGTACAAGCAGAGTCTAAAGTACCTGTGTACTTAAGGAAGATCGCACGACCTTCGTCTGCTGCACCATCTGCTATGGTCGTAGTATGAGTATCAGCGTTAGTAGTAATGGCCTCTGTGCCAGAACCAAACGCATCAGCTATTAGCTCTAAGTTTGTGTTGGTCTTGGTTCCCCAGGTACCTGACTCATCACCCGTAGTGATTTCCAAAAGTCTCAGATTATTTACATATGTTCCCATGCTTAATTCCTATTGTTATGTTGGGACTTCTTCCCAGTCTGGCGTTTGAGAATCACTAACTCCGGACCAGCTTGGTGTTTGCGAATCACTGACATCAGACCAGCTTGGTGTTTGTGCATCATTTACACTAGACCAAGAAGGTGTTTGTGAGTCGCTAACTGCTGCCCAATCTGGTGTCTGTGAATCATCTATTATCGTCCATATCTGTACACTGCTTATTCCTGTCGTACCAACCACACCACTCGCACTTACTGTTACTCCAGTACCACCAGTTGCTGTTACCGAGCCGACAGATCCTGTTGCCGTTTCACCTGTTACAGATAAATTGGCATCTCCAGTTACTGTAACCGAACCTACCGCACTTGTCCCAGCTAATCCTGTTAAGGTAACATTTGCTGTTCCCGTTACCGTAACACTTCCTACACTTCCTGTTGCACTTACACCCGTAGCAGTAAGATTTGCATCTGCTGTTACAGATACTGACCCTACTGAGCCAGTACCTGCTAACCCTGTTTCGGTAATAGTAACATCTATTACTACCGACTCATCACCTACTGCACTCGTTCCTGCTACACCTGTAACTTCTACAGGTATAGCTTCACCCCATGTGCCAGAACCCCATGTAGATCGGCCCCAGCCTGTTATATCAGCCATTCTAGGCTATACGAATTATCGCGTTACTCGCATCTGCCGCAGGGAAAGCAATCGTGAATGTACCAGCAGTAGCTGTCTTATCTGCACCGAAGGCCAACACAAGAACAGATGTATCACCAGTGGTATCTTCATTGAATATCAACGCACCATTAGCCGTAAATGTTGCAGTAGACCATGAGGTGTCTGCAAAATCGGTTAGAGCCGTTGTTCCACTAGTCGAAGGATCGACCCTCGTTAGCGTATTTCCCTTGGCACTATAGTTTGTACCACTGATTTCATTAGTACTAGAATACGCAGTAGTACTGGCACCTAACGATGCACTGCTTGTATAGAGTGCAATCTTAAAAGTGTCACCACCAGAATTAAGAAAATTGTGCTTTCCTTCTAGCAACTCTTTCTTAAACGAGGTGCACATCGCTTGAGATATAGCCATTATAATTTCTCCACTGAATTAGCCAAATCATTATGACCCGCTGATCTCAGCAGGGTAATGACCTTAGAGCGATCTTCTTTAATCGCTTCCCATATAAAATACTGTACCGCCTTATGAATATAAGCCTTAAACTCTTTTGCCTGTTCAGCAATAGTAGGATGAGCATTCTTTCCTACAGAAATAATCATATCTGAAGCCCTTTCTGCCCAATGGCTTGGACCAAGATTACCATTCTTGCTTGTGGTAACCGTTACGTTTCCTACTCCTGAGTCAATATCAAACATTACCTGGCAGCCACCTTTATCATGCCATCTCTATATTCATCTCCGGTCATTCTGCCTTCAGCCTGTACTTTAAGTAGTTCCAATGCTTCTTGATATCTTTGTTGATACAGTTGCATCATATCTGGCTCACCCTTCATATAAGTGTAGGCCTCTAATAGTGATCCGTATAATAATACTGTATCAGCGTTATTTCCAAGCCATGACGTACTGTCTGTAACAATCGAATTGGGCATATAGTAATAATGCAATTCAGTAACATAATCTGCATCGGGCGTAGGCCCGACAATAAATGTAGTTGAGTCAAAAACACCGTAATACTTCGGAGTACCTTCCGTGCTGGCATTCGGATAAGTCGATCTGATAAAGTTTGCATCTTTATTCAGTAAAAATATCTGATTGCTAGAACTTGTTATCGACAAGGACAGGGGAAACAGAAACGTAGGATCTGTCGGCATTGTCAGGTACGCATTACCATCTGTCAGTGTACCAGCTACATTTTTTCTGTTAACAGGTAAATTCACAGAACGGTATATTCTTTGCTCAGTTTGTTTAATAAACGTAGGTATTGCTGCCGTAAAGTCAGTGCCAGTGTTATTTGTGTAATCCTTAATAGCCGCTGTCAATTCAGTATAGTTCATGTTGTCACCGTCACAGTTCCTACCTTTCCATGTGCTACAATATTTCCTGCACCACCACCATTACCATTACCAACTGGATCAAATGCAAAAAGTTTTCTACTAGTATCCTGTGCTATATCTGGCCTGGGATCTCTGATAGCTTGTGGGTCTGTGTAGTCGCCAAGTCTGCCTAAGAAATTTTGAGGCTGGTCCTCGTCAAGCATATCGCGACCGACCATTAAGCCAGTCATACGGCCTGCTTTCACTTGAGGAACCAAGTCCTTTAACTTGTATCTAAAACCGGTGCGATCACAGAAACCAAAAGCATATTTCCCATTAGCAAAACTACCCATTAATAGCCCCCTGGTACAAAATGCACCGAAGCACGATCACGATCTTCTTGCTGGGCTAAGTCCCATTGAAATTCATACTCAGCTTTAAGTTCACCAGAACGCATAAATGCTTCTGGATATTTTTGTGACAATCTAAATGCCAATCCTGCAACTAATGGTGGTAAGAATCTCGCTGGCACATCAGGGTTAGTAGATCCTACATTTCCAGTATCCTCTATGCGCCTAATTCTTTGATATGCCAATGTGTAAACCTTATCAGGAGTAGGCCATAAATATGCAACAGGAGCAGCCCTTTGCTTGTCAATATAAATATTAACTGGGCGACCCTCAGAAAGCTTATTAGGTATAGTTGCATACTGAGAAACACTAAACCTAGATAGAGGTAAATCACTTTGTGATGTACCAGATCCATCACGAATCCAATGCTCAATAAGGTCTATCGTATCTGCTGGCAATGTAACAGAAGGCGTACCAGCAACTGTACTAGCCGTTCCCTCTTCTACACACCAAAAATTTAATCCACGGTTTGCCCACTCGAGACTCAGCAAATTAAGCGAGCGACGAGCAGTGGACATATCATATCCCGTCTTTAATTGAATACCGCATCGTTCAAATGCCTCTTCAACAACTTCCGAGATATCAAGATTAAATGTTGCAGTTCCTGATGTAGCCACTACCTACCTACCTTTTTCATGGCTTTTTTATGAGCCGCCGTAAACGTCGAGCCCGACGCCATAGACTTACGCATAGCCGCCATATGCTTTTTCGTATGATGTTTAGAATGTTTCTTAAGCGCATCTGTTTGCCTCTTGGTTAATTTTTTTTTAGGCATAATCAACTATCCTTAAATTTATCCAAGCATTGCTGGTTAAACTTTACAACTTTTCCAGGTGTCCTAGAACCTTCTTTTATTATACCACCGCTTCTCATTCTAGCATAATCCTGTAATGAACCATTTTTACTAAATGCATTTGTTACAGATTTTTTTATTATACCATTATTATCACTTTTAAAAGGCATTATTCGTAGCTCTTGCCCATCTTCAGCATGATCGCATATCGATCACCACTTGCATGTCCTGTTGTGGTAAACATTATATCGCCAGTTGGACTGGACGCATTATTGATCAGAGGTCCAGCGGATCTAAAGTCAAAGTATCCATACCCACTAAGAGTCCAAGCAATGACATCTGTGGAAGCATCCCAGAGCAAGTCTACACTCATACCATTGCATTCATACCAGACACACTGAATAGATACTCCAGTGCATGCTGCACCTGAACCTGATTGAGTTTGTAGTGCGGAAACGTCTACCTTCTTAACAGCAGCTTCGCCACTGCCGTCGGATATGTTGGTGAACTTCATCACGACAGATTTGTCGCCATCTTGCAAGGTTTGCGAAGTTACTGCATCAGCCATCTAAATCTCCTTATGGGTACGGGAGCTTTCGCTCTGCCCATAGCAGAAGATCTGGCCACCCACCCAAACAGGTGGATGGCCCTATCTTGTTTAATTAATCTTAACTATCCGTGAACGGAGTAGCCAGTGTTCCATCACCCATCAAGAATGCTTCAACCCACCATGTGGTTGTATTCACTCCTGTGAGCTTAATCCAACCACCCGTCAACCAGCCCTGCTCAATGGCACCCAAATCAATAACATCATTGGATGACGCTGGGTGGAAGTTGTCGGTTTCTCCGATCTCTCCTGTGTCAAACAAGAAAGCAGTTCCTAAGAACCCATCGGTTCCGTCGGTAGTAGCAGTCTTAATCTGCCCTGCTGAAGTGAAGGTCGTCTCCACGAGGAACGTATACTGAATTCCTGCTGCTGGAGTTGGAAGTGTAACTACAATACCATCTGCTTTATTAAAACCATAAACCGTACCAGAATCAGCCGATGTTAAGGTTTTCGTTGCAGTGGTAATAGACTCGTAGTCACTAAGCATGTTCGTAGCACCAGTCAGCTTAAGCGTACCAGTACCTGAAACATTACCGCTTGAGTCTACGTCAAAGTTAGTAGTGTATGCACCCGTAGTTGCATTCTTTGTTACCTGTTCAAGCCCACTTTCTGCCCGAACATTGCCCTGAAAAGTTGTGTTAGCCATGTCTTTCTCCTGTAGTGGCTAGTTTCTATCGTTTCCGATAGTCAGAAAAAAAGGGGCAGGAGTCTCAGTAGTCAAAACTTTTGGGGTTAAATAGACTCCCACCCCCGTACTTATACTACGCTCCGGGTGATCCCCAGACCCCTAGTGGGTCAGAGACACCAAAGCTGTAACGCTCGCGAGCTTTGTAACGTACATTTCCAGTGTCAAAGTCACCGTCCATGCTTGTTTCAAGTGCTACACGATTAAAGTGCTTCATTCCGTTAGGAACGTCTGTTAGCAAGAACCATGCATCCGTATCAGTTAGATAATGGTTTACAACAGTTCCGCCAGGTACAACACCCATTGAACGCACAGCGTTAATGTCGTTGTCAGCAGTTCCAGGACGAAGCTCAGATTTCATCACTCTTTGTGCCACGAACTGAAGATCGGGCGGAATGACAAGCGTCTGGGGACGAGCAGCGATCATTAGACCACGCTCATCTGTCCATTTGCCAATCTGAATAACAGCAGCCTCAAGAGAAGTCTCATTGAGGTCGACGGCTGTAGCTGGACGGTTAGAGTTCTTACCACCCGAAACGAGTGGGTGACCGTCACCACCAGTTACACCATCACCAGATGCTGTGAATAAGTTTACACCATCGCCACTCTGGTAGGCGGCAGTAAATCCATTGTTCAACGGAACAACAGCTTTAACCTGTTTGGTGTGAGCCATGGCGCGAGCCAAGGCTTTAGTATAACGAGCCGACAAGGAATCATAGAGATTGTCTTCCATTGCTTCCTCGGTAATAGCAAAGCCCATGGCGATGGTCTCATGGTTGTAGCGAGCCGTGAAGCTCTCCTGTCCAGCGTCGTATGAAATTGCTGACCCCTCGTCTTTAACGGGAGCAGCGTCGAAGCCCGAAAGCTTTACTTCTTCCTCAAAGGACCGATCTGAACTTTCAGTCTCATAGATTTCACTATGCTCGTCATCATACCGTGCATATTCCATCCCAAAGAGAGCATTAAGCCCAGGCAAAAGTTCTTTGAGTAATTGTGCGCGTGATATAGCCATTTGTCAGTCTCCTATTATACGCCAGTGGCGTTTAAGTATGAATGATTAGAGGCTGACCCACTCGACGCAGCATTGAATTTCACAATGACGTCAGGGTAGGCATCACTCGCGGTCGTTCCCTTCGGAGGCAGACTGTTAGGCCCGTCAACGAAGTCAAGGATACGAAGAGGCAACGTATTAGTTGTAGCACAACTGTCACCATCAATCGCATTTTTAGATTTACCGATGGAAGTAGATCCAGCGGTTTGTATAACGTCACAGTTTAGACCACGATCTGTGGTATTCACTGCTTCGTCAGCCTGCATTTGGAAAACGACAAAAGGATCATCTACCACATAAGCCATTGCATCGGTTGCTGCATTTGATGCTGGCCATTGTGTGCTATATGTCGGTTGTCCAGTCGTTGGGTCCGTATAAGAGCATCCCATAAAAATACCACAACTGGTTAAAGTAGCTGTACCGGTATCTTTTGCAATCGTACCGTCTGCTGCAACCTTAACGAAATCGCCATTAAAAATAGCAGTTCCATATGTGGTAATAATTGGTAAATGACGCACCTTGGCCGAATACGACCCTGATGCGCTTAGTGTACCAATAGGTCTGGCTCCATACGGTGAAGCTGAAGTAGCCATAATAATATTTTCCTATTTACTAATTAATTTAAAACACCTAGCGGTTTCCACCACCAAATGCTACACGAGTTTTACGATCAGGCGCAAGAACTGGCATCCGAGGATCGTTCTCACGCATATAGTTGTTGTCAACTGCTTGCATCTGAGACTCAGCATGTTGTTTGTAATATGCCCGTCTTTGGTCCACAGTTTCTTGTGGTGCCTTGCAGAGCAAGAGTCCGCCAACTTCTATTCCACCCTTTGCACCCCATTCCGATTTATGATCACTCATAATCTGTAACTCTGGATGATCTTCGGCACGAACTGGTTCCCAGCCTTCACGAAAGCGTTTTGACACATTCGTATTGTCAGCGTTGCCAACCATTGCTGTTCGTATCCATCTAAACACCCATCCGTCTTGGGGATCGGGGTCTGGTAAAATTGATGCAGGTTCCCACGACTGTTCTCTTTTTTCGTTTTCACGATTCTCGAGAGTGCGTGGCTCCCGTGGTGCGCGTTCATCAGACATTATGCCATCTCCTTCATAAGCTGTTTTGCATACTGCTCATTTGTGAGTCCCAAGCGTTTCGCGAGCCGAACTTGGGTTCCTGTTAATTTAACGGTGCGTGGTGCTGCCCCAGCATTTCTACTTGCTGGTGCGACCACCGGTTTAGCCCTTCTGGGCTGTGCAGTGTCTACAATAACCGCAGATTCTTGGGTGCGCTGGTTACTGCCACCGAGTTGCGTAGGAAAAACTTCTTTCATACGAGAGTCAATTAATTGATAATATTCTTCACTGCTTGGGTCAATACCTTCTCTATTAACTAGCCTTTCATGTACTCCATATGCAAAGCTAGTCATTTCTTCATCTTGTCCAAACCACGGATTGTCTTCTTGCCACACAACTGCCTTTGCATCTGGCTGAATTGGCTGGGGTGTATACTGTTCTTGTTGCTGTGCAGCCTGCCTGCTCTCGGCCATCACCTGATTCTTCCAATTATCAATAATTTTCTGTGATACTGCAGGAGCGGCAGCTCTTCCTAGCTGTGCATCGGTCAAAGCCTTCTGTGCAGCTGCTATTTGTGCAGAATCACCCGATTCATGGGCGTTTTTGAAGTTTTCTTCCGCTATAACCATGTTTGCATCGGCCCTACTCTGACTTTGTTGGGTCAATGCATTCTGTGAGTCCTGAACAAGCTTTAAAAGACGTTGATTTTCTGTTTGTAGCCCCTGAGTGTAGTTAACTGCCTCATTAGACAGGCGTTCTGCCGATTCTTTAGCCCTACGTTCCTCGTGGAACTCCCATTTTAGTTTTTTTATGCGTTTTTGTACCCGTTGACCAACTTCTTGTAGTTCCTGGTCGTTAGCCATGCCATCATCTTCGGCATTTTCATTGACTGGGCTTCTTTGGTCCTCCGATGGGCGGTCATCCACGACTTCAATTTGCAAATCATCGGTTTTTTCTGACTCAACAGCCTTTTCAGGTGGTTCTATAGTAGTTCTTACCCCTAAAAACTTATCTTCTTGTGTGGTTGCAGTATTTTCTTCAGCCATTTTATGCCCTTTCTACGCCTCTGGGGTCTTCTACGACCGCCTCTACAGTGTCATCGTTGATTAAGCGAAATTCTTTACCATGAATTTTTATTCTTGTACCACTAAAGGCACGAAATACCACCCAATCGCCCTCTTTACAGTAGGGACCACTGGGAAATCTCGAAAAATTGCCGTATGCATCAGGTCCAGCCTTCAAAACAAAGCCTACAACAGTAGAAATTGCCTCTTCATGCTGACTTTGTGCCGATTTTATGATGCCACCTTCGGTAGTTTCATCGATTTCTGGGAGTGCAATCAGCAACTTATAGCCTTTTGGCTCTGGAAGTTGCGATGCGGTACGAGCAGAGTCGTCACCATCTTTGAATGTGATCTCTTCGACATCAATAACAGGATTTTCCACTTCTTTTGCGAGTGTCGCCATACTTGCCTCTCGTTTTATTGTTGCGCCCCGTCTGGGCGTTGCGTCCTACGAACTAAAGTGCCAGTAATTTCTCTTCTAGATCAATCACTTCCCGTTCAGCCCAGGCCAATCCCTCTATAATGCCTGTGACCTTACGATATTCTTCCATGTCTTTTGCAGATCCTACGGCTAAATGATCTGCCAAGTCATTCATTTGTGTTCTAATTTTCTTTTTAAGTAACGATAAAACATCCTCACTCATCGTTATTCTCTCGTGCTATATCAATCCCAAGCTTCATGCCGTCAATTTCTTGCTGAGTCTCAATATTAGATTCTTCTAAACCTAGTTTTGCAACTTCTATTTCTTTTTCTGTTTCAAACTGCCCTTGTTCAACAGCAAGTTTTTCTCTTTCCAACTGATCTTTAGCCATATCTGCTTGTTGTTTAGCTGCAATCTTCTGTTGTTCCAATTGTTGTTTAGCTGCAATCTTCTGTTGTTCCGTCTGTGCCTTGGCTTGATCTGCTTGTGCCTTGCGCTGTACGTCCTGCTCACGAATCTGTAACTCTTTCTCACGCTGCTGCACGATAGGATCTTTCTGCATCTTCGCATCCTTATCGGCCTTGGCTTTTGCTTTTTTCTTACCGAGCATCTGTTCTGCAGCCTCTGCGACAAGAGCACTAAGTCTCTTCTCAATATCTTCTGGAAGAGGTTGGTTTGCAGGTGGAAGCTCATAACCAAGTTCTTCTTCAATCTGATCACGGAATACAAATGCCAGGTGTTCCCTGAGATGAGCATCGAGTGCTGCCCCCATGGGACCACCCATCTTATTATTTTGCATTTGCTCTTTAATCTGCGGATCATTCTTAAGAACCATATGGACACGCATATGTGCCTCATGGTCCTGATATTCGTATGCCTTGACCGGAGACATCGTGAGAATATCCTGATTCTCACTGACCGGATCTTTCGCCATGGCATCGTCTTCAGAGGGCACAACCTCTTCGGCATTCGGGATACCTATGAGTTCCATCATCTGCCTATGCAGAAGTGGAAGATCATACATATTCGGTGCCTGCGCTGCTAATTGCAGGGCGGCTTGAT